GAGAACTTTAAAAAACTTGCTGACGTTAGTGTAACTTACTTATCATCTCTCAGTGAACTTGGAACAGCCCTTGATGAAATAGGACAGTCTAGTGTTGGCCTTGGCGTAGAATCGTTAGAACAATTTGCTTCTCTTGTGGACTTTACAGTTCTTATTGCAAAAACAACAGACTCCACGTTAAAGCAAGTACGACAAGAACTGCAAGCTCTTATGCAAGGCCAGATGCGCCCCACAAATATACTCATAAGAACTGCCGTTCATATGAATATGATAACGAATGAGCAACTAACAGCGCTTAGAAAACAAGAAGGCCGACTCGAAGTTATTAAAAGTATTATGGGTTCTATCCATAATGTATGGCAAAAAGTAAAGCAAGAAATGGTTATGGCTGATGTTAACACTGGTATGAAGATGTGGTACGATACACTTGTTCGTATCATCAGCAAAAGCGAAGAATTAGCATCTAAAGATAGTGGAGTACAAAGTATTTTTGGTGCAACGGCTTATAAGCATTTCAAACGTATGGAAGACGCACTTGATAGCATGACAGGTAAATTTAACGGCGCAATGAAAGGACTTAATGCCGGATTTGATTCTGTCCTGACACTTATTGAAGATACAATAAAAGGAACATTAAAACTTGCAGATGCTTTATATAAAATACGTGGTATGCTTAGCTTCACAGCAAAAGTAGGTGGTGGAGCATTGGCAGTTAAAGGTGCTGCTAGTCTAGCTGGTGTATCTGGTCCGGTAGGTTGGATTGCTGCTGGCGTTTTAGCTGCTGATCAGTTTATAAAAAAACTAGCTGATATGGAAAGTAGCCCTTTATGGGCACTAATGAAAGAGGCAGGAAAAGGTTTAGTTGAAATTTGGGAAATATCAACTGGTATGCGTAAACCAGCAATAATGGGCCTTGGCTTAACAGCTAAAGGTGCTAGTGAAATGGGGAATGTTAAAGAAGTTGAAGCATCTTTAGCTGAAGTACGTGCAAAGATAAAAGATCATTATGATAAGCTCCAAAAATTACAACAATCGCGTAAACAGTCTGGTAAATATGGTTACATATTTGATGATAAAATAGCCAAAGAACAAGAAACACTAGTTGATTTACAAGTCCTTCTCGATAAACTTAAAGATCGTTTCACAAATTTAACTGATCCAGCATCAAATTCTGCAAAAGCGCTTAAAGAGTTTTTCAAAGAAACAAATAATATCAAATCTTCTCTCAAAGACCTTAACTTTGATCCTATATCCGGCCTATTCAAATATATTGAACAAGGTAGTTTTGCCGGTGTTCAACGATTACAAGATGTAGCACGTAGCACTACGTTAGATCAGATAGCTCTTGTTAAGTCACAGTTATCTGCACTTAAGTCTGGTCCCGAATCAGAAGAAAAATCACTTCTTGAAACGGGGCTTAATGAGCGACTTCTGGCACATGAACAAACACTAAATCGGATAAATAATGCTACAAAGGAAACAGCCGAAAATTATAAAAAACAACTTGATCCGCTTTCTGATCTTAGACAAGAAAATGAAGAACTGGCGGCAACATTAAATGGTACACTTGATGCATACAAGAAAAATCTTTTGATTGAAGAAACTCTTGCAGATATACGAAAAAACACAGGTAAAGAGATTACAGCAAGTATGCGTGAAGCAATCGTAGCTACTGTTGAACAAAATATGCATTTGACTAAGCAAGTAGATATGATTGGTAAGCAAAGCGAAGCTGAAAAAGAGGCAGCAAAAGCAAGAAAAATCCAAGTACGTATAATTCAAGAACGTCTTGAAGCCATGCGAGAAGAACGTAAACTTGCTTTGGATAATTGGAAAGTACACAATGAGTTTAGGCAGAAGCAGATTGATGATGAACGTAGTGCTGTTAATACAATGCAACAAACTATTTACGAATACTACACAACAGAAACGGAGCGAGAGTATAACGAGTTTTTGAAACGCGCCTCCCACTTCGAGGCTTACATAGAAGGAAATAAAGAGCTTACAGATGAGTTTTATAAATGGCGAGCTGACATGGCCGAGCGCTATGAAAAGCCTTGGCTCGCAGGATTGAAAGATGGTCTTAAAAAGGCTAGTGATAATATCGGATGGACATTTGAGAATGTAAGTGATACTGTTCAAGCTGCTTTTTCTAACATGACAGATACACTTACAGATTTTGTCATGACAGGAAAAGCATCATTTAGTGACTTTGCAGATAGCATTATCCGGGATATGCTTAGGATGCAGATACAGGCTTCTATTACACAGCCACTTGCTTCTGGTCTTGGCGACTTATTCGGTTCATTTGGACAATCTATGGCAAATGCTTGGTATGGAAATGTAAGTGCTGTAGGGGCTGCTGGTCCGATGCCACAAGCAAACGGAGGTGTTTTCCAAAGCCCGTCCCTTCATGCATATGCGAATACCGTGCAGACCTCGCCAAAACTCTTCACGTTCGCACAGGGCGGCGTATTTGCCGAGGCCGGACCCGAAGCTGTTATGCCCCTTACGCGGGGCGCAAACGGGCGTCTAGGCGTTGAATCAACGGGTGGTAATATATCAATCGTCGTGAATAACAATGCACCTGAAACAAAAGCTAATGCACAAGTATCTGAAGACCCACAGGGTGGAAAACGTATTGATATTATAATAGACGAAATAAATGCTAAAAATATAAAACGCGCCGGTTCTGGAACTGCCCGTGCGATGAAATCTCAATATAGTGTCTCTCCAAAACTATTAAGGAGATAATATGGCAGAGTTAATATGGCCTTTGACATTACCAACATTACCGCTTGTTAATGGTTATGCTGAAAATATTCCAGATAATTTAATCAGATCGCCTATGTCTGCTGGACCTGCAAAGGTACGCAGACGTTCTATTTCAATGCCTTGGACATTTTCAGCTACATTTTCTTTTACACAAACACAGCTTGCAACATTCAAGACTTTCTTCTCTGATGTAATAATGCACGGAGCTTTACGATTTACTTTTAACCTGCCTAGCGATGGTACATCTATAGAGTGCCGTATCGTGACGTCACAGAATATGGCTATATCACAAGCGTGTCCCGGACAATGGCACGTTACGTTAACATTTGAGGTGCTTCCATGAGTAGGACTTTATCATCTGAGGCGCTTAAAGCGTTTTATGCGTCGGAAACTGGTGATTATCCGATCATTCTTCTTGAAATATCACATGAGACGCTAACAGAAAAAATATATATTTCATCAGATGCCACGCAGAGAATATCTGCATCTATCGACGAAGTTATATATGGAACAGTATCTAATGGAATAGATTATGTTTTCATGCCGTTTAATATAAATCTCCCAAATGACATCGACGATGCTGCTCCAACAACACAAATATCAATAGATAATGTATCTCGTCATCTAGTAACAACAATCCGTACAATTCAAACGGCCCCTTATATTACAATGAAAGTTGTAATGTTTTCTCATCCTGATACCGTTGAGGTTACGTTTCCTAACTTTCGTCTTGATTCAATTACATACGATTCAATGGTAATTTCAGGTGATCTTTCTATAGACCTAATGGACAAAGAGCCTTTTCCTAGTGGAACTTTTACACCAGCATATTTTCCAGGGTTATTCTAATGTGGTGGAACAATTACATTGATATACCTTTTAAGCCAAAGGGCCGTGACACCACTGGGTGTGACTGTTGGGGTTTAGTTTATCTTGTGTATAAAAACATTTATAATATAATCCTTCCTACATATATCAGCACATACGATGATCCACATGCAACATCTAGCGTAAGCAAAGCTATACGTGGAAATATGGAACATTGGTATTTTATCCGTAAAGATATGTTAAAAGAAGGAAATTTAGTATTATTTAATATTTACAAAACGCCTTGTCATATAGGCATTTACACCAAAGATGGTTTTATGCTACATACATCAAAAGGTATTGGAACGACCATTGAAAAAATTTCACGTTCATGTTGGGCACACCGAATAGAGGGTTACTATAAATATGAATGATCTCATACAAGTACATGGATGCCCACATCCGTTAAAGCAAACACGCATTGATACAGTTGCTTCTGTAGGAACGAGTCTTTATGATATTGTACATGAAGGATTAGACAATTTTAACGTTCCTCATGCATTACGGTCATGCGGCCATGCATTTATAGGTGACACATACATTGATGAAAAGTTTTGGAAAACAACATATCCGAAAGCTAACGAAATTGTAACTTACAAAATAGTTCCTCAAGGCGGTGGAGGCGGTGGAGGAAAGAATCCACTTCGAACAGTTTTGACAATAGCTGTTATTATCACTGCTATTATTGTTAGTAACGGTGTTGCAAGCATGGCTATGTTTGCAAATGGTGGAACATTTTTAGGTTTAGGTGGTACTACTTGGGGTGGCATTGCTGCTGCGGCAGTTACTACGGCAGGAATGCTCGCAGTAAATGCTATATGTCCTATAAATACGCCTTCTCTTCCGGCTAGCACGCGCGGAACAAATCCGTCTGAAAGTGAAGTCTATTCTATAGAAGGAGCAACAAACGCCATTGATCTTTTTGGCGTTATTCCTGTTGTCCTTGGATGCCATCGTGTCGTTCCACCACAAGCAGCATTGCCAGCGTCAAAGATTGTAAATAACCAACAATATGTAAGTCAGCTTTTCGTTTTAGGATATTCTCCTATGGTCCTTGCTGGCGACTATTATATAGGCGAGACAAAAGCATCTTATTATGACGAAATTGAAATAGAAAGAGATTCATATTGTGACAGTTCTAGTACATTTAAGAACTATAAAAACGATGTGAAAGAACTTGCATTATCTGTTTTACTTACTCAAGCATCAGGATGGCAGATACGTACTACACCGCAAGAATGCGATCAGTTATCAGTTGATATTTCTTTTCCTCAAGGTTTGTGTAGATATGATGATAACGGCAAACGTGTAAAAAGGCGTGTTAATATATCAATGCAGTATGCACCAAAAGGGACTGGTGCTTGGAAAACGCTTGAAGCTGGCAATAGCTATATAGAAGGTAGATCAGATAACTTTGATGTGCCTGCAACATCAAGTGAAGTAACACGTATTATTGGTGGTACAGCTAAACGAGTTAGAGTATATAAGTATTATTGGGTAACATACTATATAACACCACAAGGATATATAACATATAAAAAAAGTGCTGATAATGCTAGTTCTTATATAACAGTATCTGGTAATAATATACCTATAGCATATATAAGATTATATGGTGATGACGATATAGGAAGTAGTGTTGTTTATGCAAATGACAGCAGGATAAACTCAGGCTTTGGTGTTTATGTAAGTCCACCAGATAAAGAAAGACATGGATTCACATTTTATTATAGATATACAATAAGGATAAACCCTGGTTACTGTAAACTTGTATCTGCAAGTTTTTACGCTGCCACAGCAAAAGCTCTTCGCAGAACATATACAATAAACCTTCCAGAAAAGGGCTTATATGACGTTCGGGTTTGCAGAACAACTGCTGATACTACATCAACGCAAATTCTTGACAAATGTTACTGGGGAACATTACGCGCTGTTTCTAAAGTATCTCCAATTAAATTTCCAAAGCCACTTGATATAGTTAATATATACGTAAAAGCTACGGATCAGCTTAATAACACGATAAGCGATTTTAACACTGTATGTCAGTCTTATTGCCTTGATTGGAATAAAACAACATCAGAATGGGAACTTGCGGCAACGTCTAATCCTGCATCGCTTTTCAGACATGTTCTACAACATCCTGCAAATGCAAAGCCAGTTCCTGATGATCAAATAGACCTTGAACAGCTTGCCTATTGGCATGAGTTTTGTGAAGAACATAACTTTGAATTTAACCACGTACTCGATACACAAGACAGTGTTTTTAATATACTACGCGCAATAACATCCGCAGGCCGTGCATCTGTATCACGACCAGACGGGCAATGGTCGGTTGTAATTGATGAACCAAGAAACAATGTAATACAGCATTTCACACCCAGGAATTCATGGGGATTTTCAAGTACAAAAATTTTACCTGAAATACCACATGTATTTCGTGTCACATTTATCAACGAAAGAAAGAACTACCAGACTGACGAGTATATTGTTTTTAATGATGGCTATAATAACAAAAACGCGACCCTTTATGAAGGGCTTGAACTAAAAGGTGTCACAAATCCTGATCAAGTTTATAGTCTTGCGCGTTATCACATGGCTGTTGCAAAATTACGGCCTGAGCGCTACGAGTTTAGTGCCGATATGGAACATATTGTTTGTACTCGTGGTGATCTGATACGAGTAAGCCATGATGTAACATATTGGGGAATATCAAGTGGGCGTGTCAAAAGTGTTGATGGGCAAACGATAACTGTTGATGAATTGTGTCCTATGCAAGAGGACATTACATATACACTGCGTTGGCGGGATAACACTGGTGTTTCACACACACGTGACGTTGTAACAGATAGTGAAGCTACGACAACAATAATATTGTCTGGTGAAGGAGATGTCCCGTCAGCGGACGATCTGTTTATGTTTGGCGAAACAGCACAAGAAACTGCCGAACTTATAGTTACGTCGATCACACCTGGTGCTGATATGACTGCTATAATAAATGCAGTTGATTATTCACCAGATATTTTTGATGTTGATACACAAGAGATTCCAGATTTTAATTCAAATATAACACAACCATATATTCCGAAACATAATATACCAGAACCACCACAAATAACATCTATAGTATCTGATGAGACAGTATTAGTTTCTCTTAATGGACGTACTGTACCAATAATGCGTATTAACTTTTTTACGCCAGATTGTGATGCTGTTAAAGTTCGACATCGTTGCCCTGATAAAGAAGATGAATGGATTTATATAACAGGTGATGCTGCTAATGGATTTTTGGATG